CCGCAAGCTGCTGGAAGTGGTGCGCGTATCCGGCCTCGACCTGAGCGAGCTGCTGGATTGCAGCCTGTTCGGCCTCCTGCTTTGCGCGTGCCGCTTCCTGGGACTTGCTCTGAACGAATTTTTCGCGCTCAGCCTCTCGCTTGGCGACAATCTCTTGCGCCTCGCGTGGAAGGTTCTTGAACGTTTCTTTCGCTTCAGCGTCCCACGAAACCGGAGCTTCGATGGGAGGAAGATCGTCAGCTTCCTCTTCGATTTCCGGTTCGTCTTCGGCCTCTTCAGTCGCTTCGGATTGCTCCTCCGCGTCTTCTGCCGGTTGTTCTTCTTCGTCCGTGATTCCGAACGTCTCTTCCGCAAGCTTTGTGAATACTTCGGTCGGGTCGGTCGATTCCACGGGCGCGGTTTCGCCTCCGACTGCCGACGTTTCCGTCAGCTGGGTCATTGGTCTGCCTCTTTTCGTTATTGGCCGTCTTTCCGGCTGTCGCTTCCCGTCGTGGGAATGGGTTGGCGGGTTCCAAGCCCGCTTCTGTTCTTAAATCACGCCGATCTTGAGCAGACGCTGCTGAGCGTCGGACATCTGTTCGACCTTCTCCGCACGAGCCTTGCTCTGGTTAGCCAATTCGCCGTCGCGGACGATCTCAACCATCCCCGAGCGAACGTTGTCGAGCACCTTCAACGCAATCGAAAGCGACGTGATCTTGTCTGCCCGGATCGTCGGGTGAAGCTCGGTCGCGGCAATCTCAGCAATCCGTCCTGCGTATTCCGTGCGAAGCGCATCGAGCATCGGGGACAGAAACTCGTCCAGCGCTGACTGCGCCCGGTGAGCCCTTGCGATGCGCTCGGCTTCGTTCATTTGCCCCTCAGCTTAGCCCGAGCCTTGGCCTTGATGCTGTTCTCCGTCGATTTGGAGATGTTGCCCGCATTATAGGAACGGGTCGCGCCGCTGATGGCGAGACGCGCGTGCTTGCGATCGCCCACAGGGAAGCTGCCATTCGGGCCGGCCTTCTTGCCGGGAACCTTGCTGCGCGGAAGCTTGCTCATTCGTCCAATGCTCCTCCAGGCTTCATCTTGGCGATGCTGATTCTGGTCTCGTTGTCGCTCGCGTGCTTCTCAGACATCACCGCGAGCTTCTGTTCGTTCTGGACCGCCTGCATGTCCTGCTGGCGAAGTGCCAATGCCGTCTGAGCCTGCTGGGCGCGGTCCTTCAGCTCCGCTTCCGCCGCCTGCTGCTGGGCCTGCAATTGAAGCTTCTGCTGATCCGTTTGAGCCTGCTGCTGGAGCTTCTCAGCCGCGATCTGCGCCTGCTGCTGCGCGGCAATCGCCTTTGGATCAGGCGGCTGCTGTTGCTGGACGGGATTGCCCTGCGGGTCCTTCGGGACCGGCGTGTAAATGTCATTCGGAGCAAAGCCCATGTCGCGGGCCGCTGCCGTCAGGTTGTTGAACACGTTGTCCCACGAGCAAATCGGAGCGCCTGCCACCATCAATTGCGTGTGTGATTGGGCGATCAGATTACGGAACTGGATACGCTGTTGTTTCGATCCATTGCCGAGCCCGACAACGATGTTTGCTTCCAAGTCTTCGGGCCATTGCGAAGGATCGACCGTGCGAAATTCCCCATCGACCCGGATCTGGAACGGCTGTCCGTATTGGCGCATCAGGCCGATCTTCTTCTGGAACAGCCTCGAAACCCCCTCCGCGAAGTTGCGGACGATGTAACGCTCCATCTGCTGCCCGCGAGCCATAAGCATTGCTTGCCCGGAAGCGGTTTCGTTCAGCGTGTTCTCGTCCACGCCCTTGTTCAGAGCCGTAATGCCGGTTCGCGACTCCCGCTGCTTGGTCTTGAACTCGATTGCCTCGATCGCCACCGCCGAAACGTCCGTGCGCGTCTCCGGTATCGGCTGCATGTTCCCAGTGAACCGGACAATCCGATTGGGAGCAATCGTCAGCAGATCGTCAATCGTGTGGTCGCCGCACGAATCCTCGTGGACGAACGTTCCCGGCCGCAACTGCGCATAGAGCGAGTCCAGCATCGACCGCTCCAGCACCGTGTTGACGCGCTGGATGTCCATCGTCTTGTCGGCAAGCGACTGGCCTATAAGCCGTCCCTGCATCGGATAGGGGCACCAGAACTCGAACGGCTGATAATCCACCGTCTCAATGTTCAGAACCGCATTACCTACACGGTGAACGCACAGGCGCTCTGAAATTCCATCTCCATCGAGATCGTAAAGGACGTATTCCTCGTTGAGCCAGACCTTGCGATTGGCCCCAATCCTGTCGTCAATCCCGATCCAGCTCGGACGCCCATCGTCGCGGGCCGTAGCGAGTGAGGTCATGAACGGGTTCGAGCCCTCGGACAGCGGAATGCCGTCGATCTCGAAGCCCATCTCAACGAGGTCGGACAGGCTCTTCTGGGTGATGTGGGCGAGATAAATGGCGTTGTCGAAATCGCGCGCGTCACGAGAGACGCGAAACTCTTCCAGCGGCACATGGTAATCGAGAAACTGGGCCGCGGTTTCCTCAAGCGTGACGGCGTGGATCATCGCCGATCCGTCTGCCGGGTGGATCTGGTCCGTAGGCTCGGCGGCAATCGAATTTTGCGGGAGGAATGCCGGGTGATAGAGTGCCTCAACGCGCTTTTTCCTGCGCTCGACGCAGCACTTCACGATCCCGATCTTTTCGAGCAGCCCAGCCTTCGCCCAATCGTGGATCAGGCGATAACCAGACTTGCGCCGGTAGATGTAGTGCATGGCCTCGGTCGCATCGTCAGCAAGCGCCTCATCTTCTTCCGAAGTCGGCTCAAGCTCAACGATGCGACCGGACGCGACCATTACGTCCATGATTGAGGTGAGCATGTAATCTGCTGTCTCAGCTACGTCCCGAGCGACAACCTGGCTGCGCCCCTCCTCTTCGTCGCCGTAGGCAGCCCCGTTGTATGAATCGATCGCAGCTTCGACTTCCTGAAGCAGTGTGCCGTTATAGGATGTCGATTCCTCGCTTTGCAGGAAAGCAATGAACGTGGGATCGACATCGGTCACTAGACGATCCCCCTGTTTGAGTAGGCGATTGGCTTCATTTCGGCCCGGTTCTTGTGCCCGACGGCGAAATAGCGAAGCGCGTCCGCGTAATGTGAGGTCCAGTCATGCAGCGGGTGCTGGCGGAACTCCTGCCGCTTCTCGTCATATTCGCGGCGATACATCCGCAGAGCTTCAATGCCGGTCTTGCACTTGCCCTTGTCGAACCAGCAGGTCGGAAGCAGCATTCTCACCGCCTGAATGCCGTCTGCTATCGGGATGTTCGGGCAAACCGTCGCCTTGATCCCGAGCCCGGCCAGAACCTCCCTGCGGCTCTTGCCAGTCCCTAACTCGCGAACCTCAACGTCGTGGGGCAGATAGTGATTGCCCCAGGCGTAATCGCGCTTCTGCAGTTCCTTTGCATACCAATCGAGACCAACGCCCTCACCCTTGAGAACGTCGATCAGTCTCGTTTCCCGGCCTGCGACCTGAACGAACCAGATCACCGTGGAGTCCGCAACACCCAGATCCCATGCCGTGTGAACCGGCAGCCGTGGGTCGTAAGGAACGCCGGTTATGCGCTCCTCGGCATCGTTCATTTCCTTGCCGTAGTATGCGCCCTTGACTGCGGCCTCGAACGAACATTCATATTCCTGAGCGTATTCGTCCTCGCTCATCATGCGCCGAGCGTCGGCCAGTTCGGCGTCGTCTAACAGCCCTGTTTCGGATGCCTTCAGGCTTAGTCTGAACCAGTCTGGATTATCGTCGGCCTGAGTCCAGAGAGTGTGGAATGTGTTCTTACCCTTGGGCGTCCCGATAAAGACAGCCCAACCCTTGCGATCGGATAGAGCCGGGCGAATGACCTGTGTCCAGACGGTCGGGTCCATATCCCCAAACTCGTCCAGAACGGCCCCATCCAGATAAATGCCGCGAAGCCGATCTGGATTGTCCGCACCGTAAATCCTGATGCGCGCACCGTTGTTGGGAAGCTCAACCCAAAGCTCCGACGCATTGACCTTCCTTTCAGGTCCGAAGCAGTCGGTATATTCCAATAGGTAAGCCCAAGCGATGTCTTTCGCCTGATTGAGCTGCGGAGCAATGTAGGCGAAACGAGGCGAACTCTTGTTGCAAGTTGCAGCGGCTTTGATCAAGTCGTTGACACACGCCACCGTCTTTCCTGCACGGCGATGGCAGACAGCTATGCCCCAGCGGGTTTGTCTTGTGTGAAGATCGAGGAATTGATGACGGGGAGCGTAAGGGCTCTCGATTACTGCGGCGGCTTCCACACCAGCGCGCCAGAGACTTTAACGTTGTGATCGAGCTGACCAGCAACTTGCAGCGGGATTACTTTGCCAACCAGCGTGAGGAAGGCGGTCGGGTTTTCCTCAGCCTGCGCGATCAGATAATCCACGCCACCCGCTTTATCCAAAGCTTGCGCAACCATGTCCTTGATAGCCCGCGTGACTTTGTTCTGAGCGCCCTTCGGCCTTCCCATGCCGGCGCGCGGAGGCTTCGTAGTATCTGCCACTATTTTAGTGCCCTCCCGTTTGCCGCTCCCGTTGGGTGGGCGGTGTCTAGGCCGTGAAATGAACCCGCCAGTCAGTTGCGCGTGCGTGCCGTGCTCAACCACTAGGTCGGCGTGCAGAGGCAGTGCTGGCGGGAAATGAAAAAGCCCAACCGGTTAAGGCTGGGCTCGCGCGACGTTGATGCGGTCGCAATACGACCAATTAGCGGGGTGGTAACATATGCGCTGAAAGATTGCAAGTCACAATCGCATCACTGTCGCGATCATGTCGGCGATGAACAGACAGATCGTCAGCGACCGCTCCTTTGCCCTGTCGCGGGCCGAGCCTGACGATGGAAAATGGTCGCGGGTATAGATCACCACGTCCTGCCATGTGTCCCGATAATGCGGCGGCGCAATGTCGAAGATCCGGCCGTCCAGGAACTTAAGCAGCTCCATCGCATCGACCTTGGCAGCGTTTCTGTCTGCCTCG